ATGGAGCCGGAATCCCTGAGGTGTCTCATGGAGGGAACGTTGTCCTTCTCCGCCTCCCTGTTCTGCTGGCTCAGCACGAGTATGGGGCAACCGACCTTTTTGGCCATTGCCTGAAGCCCCCTCGATATCCCTGAGATTCTCTCGTAGATATCCTTACCATCGCCTCCCATTATCCCTAGGTAGTCGATGATGATCAAGTCCAGTCCGCCCCACCGATGCTTCTCGGATATGGCCTTGGCGGTAATGGCCGGTACCGTTATGCCTGCGGTGTCGTCTATCTTCATGTCCCAACCTCCGATCAAGCTCGCCGTCTCTCTGAGCTTCTGCCTGTCTCCGGTTGCGTAGTGGCGGGATTTGTTGATGATGGGAATCCTAGCCTCGCCGTGTATGAGCCTGATCATAAGCTGGTGCCTGGACATCTCTAGGGAGGAGAACAAAACCTTTCCCCCTTTGGAGCAGATTCTACTGGCCATAGACAGGGCAAGGGCCGTCTTCCCTATGGATGGTCTGGCGGACAGCACGGACATCTCTCCGGGCTTCAGACCACCCAGTATTCCGTCTAGGTCGGGAAACCCCGTCTTGAGGTACTCCACGACCCCGTCGTCCATGTCGAAGCAATGTTGAAGGGCATCCTCGGACTGACTGCCCACGCCGAGATATGACGATCCCTGCTCCGCTAGGGCGTCCGCCGCAAGCTTGGCGGCGTCGGCCAGAACCTGTTTGGCATCCAGCCCGCCGTCAATCCCGTCAATCAAGTGTCTTGCGATTCCCTTGGCTTGCCTGACCGTCCAGCACTTGAGTACCATTTCGGCGAATTTCTCCACCTGAGCCGGGGTTTCCGTTGCTCCCGTGAAGTCGAGAACCTCATGGGGATCTAGTCCCGTATCGGCTGAAAGGATGATTTCGTCGGGACAGGTGTCGTAGTTGCCCAGCACCTTCCATATCGCTATGGCCTCCCTGCTCTCTAGGTGAGCCTCTGCTATGATTCCACACGCCACGCCATAGGCATGAGGCCAGTTGTCCAAGTCCTTTACGCAGGAACTTATCAGCCCACGCTCCGAGTCTTTGCTATTCACGACGACACCTCGGTTGTTGGCGACCACGCCGTGGGTTCGTAGTTCTCATCCACCTCGTCCTCCCATCGCCTGTTGTTCAAAAAGGTTACGGCCATGGGAATGAACTTGCCAGAGTCCTTCTTCCATTGATCGGTCTTCTTCAGGGAGCATACCGCCGAAAGTATTTTACCTGCCTCCGCCTCCAGCTTCATCCATATCCAAGACACTGCCGCCTCCTGCTTGTTTGCCCTTACCCCGTTCCTCGGAGGGAACTCCGACCAGAATTTCAAGAACCCCGGAAGGGACTCGTATTTGCAGTCTCCCACCCTTATCGCCTCCGCCACCTGAGCTTTAGTTTTGTATTCCCTTATATTATATTCAATGTCAACGTGCGTACGCACGCGGGGAGAGGGTGCCTTTATCTTAGTACCTTTATTATTCGTAACTCCATGATCCTTAACCATTCTACGATTATAGATCACCCCACTCTCAGTCTCTGAATAAACCCCTGCATCCTTCAACTCCGCCAACCAATGAAGGACTTCATCCTGTGAATTTCCTGCGCCTACAAGCCTGCATATTTGTTCTGGATAAAGGGCTTTATTATTAACCATCAAGTACCCCCTCTTCTCGGACTCCCACATGTAGCATATCATTCTCAGCCACAAGCCCTGCGCGCATAGCGAGCATACGTTCAAGGCGGGGTCGGCAAGCCAATCCCGAGGGTAGAACAGCATAGCTGGTTTCTTGCCTTTAGTTCCCATCGCTTCTCCTGTGTATTGTGATTATCGTTTCTTCCTCTTTGTACTTGGAGACTTTTTCTTGCGTAATTTCGATTTCGATGACTTCCGGAGTATCCTCTGGGATAAGGCCAGCATAGCGGAGTTGATCAATGACGTCCTTGACGTAGAGGTTGTCCGGGTCGAGTAGGTTGACCCTACAGCTTCTAATGCCAACAAGATACTCTGCCCGCATTCCTTCTTCGCTTTGACCTTCGCCCACCGATTTAACCCTAACACCACATTTAGACTTGGCACTCGGTAGTCCTTCAAAGTCAAAACCAGACTGTCCCCCTTCTTCAATAAATGGCCTGGGTTCCAGTCCTCCTTTTTCCCCGGCCTCCACGTCCCTCCCTCGTCCCTCCATTCGTGTCCCTCCGGCTTCTTATACGCCATCGTCATCCCTCAACTCCTTTATCAGGAAGTCGCACAGTGCGTCTCTGGCTAACGAGATGTGGTGACACCTTCGCTTCCTGAACAGGTGGTCGTTGCAACTGCACTGCATCTCGGGATTGCCTAGGTCTACCAAATGCTCGATATCGGGGTCGGTCCTTGAGCCAACGGCCCACCGCAGAACGTGGTCGTACATCTCAACTTTTGGCGAGCGATTTCTTTTTTTCTTTGTATTCGATGACATCCGACAGAATCTCCACTACCGCCCTACGGGAGTTTTTTTTCTCCCCGGTCAGCTTCTCGTATAATTTAGTTAAGTCCGGTAAGCTGAATCGCATGACGGACATCAGCTCCTTGTCGCTGACGTCGGGGAACCTCAGCTTCAGATAATCTATAGCCTTCTTTGGGTCTGATATGGTCGTGGTCTTGCCGGTTGACCTCAGCTTGTAGTTGGGAAGAAAGTCGTCATCCCCCTCAAGCTTCTCCTTCACCCAGTCGATTAGGCGCTTAGACCACTTGCCGGCGATCTGGGCAACCTCGATAAGCCTCTCTATCTCAAGGGGGTCTTCGAGCTTCTCCACGTCCACCCCGATTACGTTATCCATGACATCCCTGACCTCCGGGCAATGAGCCAAGCCGCGACACCACTTGCAGGCGTTGGCGTGGGGGTGTCGAGTGGCGGTGGGGGACTGCACCTCCCTAAGTATGTTGATCAGCTCCCTCTTGGCTTTCCTCAAGTCCTTCTTCCCAAGCATGTCCATGCTGTACGGCTGTATTCCCAAGGGTTGCACCAGACACATGTATACGCTGCTCAAGTCATGCTTCTCCGCCAGTAGCACGGCATACGACCTCAATTGAAGATTATCGTATGCATCCACTTGGTATCCGCTCAGCGTTTTGTAGTCCAAGACCAACCCGACGTCCTCGTTGTACTCGGCGTAGTCGAACTTGCCGCTGAGTATCTTCGTACCCACCTCGTTGGACAACCAGTATCGAGTTTCCGTTTCCACCGTGGGGTCGTCTACTCCGGCCTCCGCTATCGCCCTGTCCCTAAGCTCCCTGCTCCTGCTCACGCAGAACCTTCGCTCGGCGTCGGGAATATCCAAGGGGGACAAGGTTTCGTCGGCTATCATCTCATGCCTGATGGTACCTTCGTTCGCCTCGCTGGACTCCACGTCGGGGAACTGTCTTTCAAATTTCCAACTCCCCGGGCATAACTGAAGCCTCCCTATCCCCGATGCCGACGGACATCCCTTTCTTTCATCGTCACTCATTGAATACCCTTTCTTTTATTCCCGATATAAAAACCATACCATGATCATACCGATGGTCATAAGGCAGGCGAAGCATAACAGAGTCATGTCTTCCTCCACTCCTGCAGGGCGGACATGAAGTCGGGATAGTCCTCGAAACGCTTGCGGTGTTCCCAGAGTTTCTCCCGTTGGTCGTCGGTCAGGTATATGAGCTGCGTCCCCTCCCATTTGCCTATTGGAACCTCTATGTCCACCCTTCCGGCTAAAAGAGGAAGCTCGCCCTGAGGCGGGCTTTCTGAACTAATGGTATCATCCAACCTTACCTCTGGTTTAGATTTCGAGGGTATGTCCTCTCCGGCGTAGATGTACAGCCCCAAGCCGAACAAGGCTATGGTTTTCACTAGGCACCTAGCCTTTGCGTCGCTGATATGCCTAGCGCTTGGATTTTTGATGGCATCATTCCTGTAGTCCATCACAGGAAGGGACATGGATCGGGATACGCCATGAACCACCACGGAACATCTAACTTCTCCGGTGCCATCCGGAAAACCCCAGAACTCACTCCCCGCATCATCTTTTTCAAAACTAAAAAAAGAATCGGGACAGTTGTCCATTAAGGTGTGCCATGCCCACGACCACGACAGAAACGTGAGTCCGTTTTTCTTTTGTACGTTATTACTGCAATCAATGGACGACAGCTTCGCCCACACTTCCTGTGCTTTCATCTTGGGTTTCCTTGGGTTGGGTTGGTTCGGGTTGTGTGTCAAGTTCCTCTTCTGGAGTATAGCCTGCTTGCTGCTGCAGCATTTGCTGGTCAAGATCAAACCTTTGCAGCGTTTCATGTAGGTCGGCCAAACCCGACAGTATCCACTCTCTGCAAATGCCGGATACGCTTTTCTCGTTCCTTGCGGCCCAAGCCTTGATCATGTTCAGCTTTGACTCCCTTATGGTGAGAGATATGGCTTTCTTTGGATCTTCTTCGTCATTCATAATTGGTATGGTTTAATGTAAAAACACGCAGAATGGTGTGCTTATTTGTGCTTGTCAACTGGTTAATAATATTTATTTTAAGTATCAAAATGTGGAAATATTTAGACAAGTACCCACCATGCCTAGTTAGGTTGATGGCTCGCCGCAAGGTCGGTCCATCCAAGCGTGCCGTCGAAGCATTAAGTAATCAAGAGATAGCGGTAAGCGCTGACATAACGGTAGAGGAAGTCGCATCTATATCAATGGATATCGGGTGGGACAACGTCACCATAGGGCAAGCTAAGAAGTTTTGCGCGGCCTGCAACTTCGACCCATTCGATTCCATGGACAGAAACAGAGCCTCCGCCTATCTTCGGGCCGGCGCGCCGTTCAGGTACTTGTCCAAGCATCCGCACTGGGAAACTTTCTTCAAACCCCTGATAACGCACCTCAAACATGTTCAAGCCGCCCAAAAGCATTAAGTACGACCTGATAAGCAAAGAGGACCTTGAGGAGGCAATGGCTGGCGATGAACGATTGATCACCATAATAAACCGTCGCGCGGAGGCGGAGGCAAAGGTTAACGCGAAGGCGGAGACGGTGAAGGAGCATAAGGCGATACACAAGAAATCCTTTTGGTCTCTATGGAGGGCGGAGAGCCAGTTGAAGAAAGAGAAGATGATGTTCGGCGAGTTGAGCATGAAATTAAAAACCCAATGGCAGGAGAGGTGTTGGGGTTTGTTTAGGAAGCTAAAAGTGGGAGCGGTTCGTGTCAAAAGGAAAAAAAATAGTAATACCCAATGAGATAATCATGGACGTGATGAGCCAGGTTGGAAGCATATCGCTTGCCGCCGAGGCCCTGAACGTCAGCGAAAGCCAGCTCCGCAAGAGGATAGGCAACGACAACCAATTGAGGGCGTTATACATAACGCAGTCACCGAAACCCCAAAAGCTTCCGGATGAGGTGGACGCCATGGTTCGCTCCCCTAAGGAATACAAGACGGACGACAAGCTCGCCAATGCGATGCAGCAGATGAATGCCAAGCTTTTGAACGACGGACTCAGGGAGGCGGGGATAAGCAAAGAGACCTGTGACAAGTTGGAGATATTCTCGAAGATGGATGAGAATGGATGGCGCATGCTCATTGGCGGTCTTGATCTAATGCACCGCATGATGCTTTATCAGGCGGCGGCACTCTTCCAAGAGGCCGAGCGGTGTAGGAGCGAGGAGCTTGAGGATGATGAGATTAGCTGGGAGCAGAGAATTTCAGCGCAAAAACACTATAACGACTTATGCAAAACACTACTAAACACCTACGACCGAGTACTGAGCGGAACATTAGCAAGCGTAAAGATGGCGACGGCGACGTCAAAGAAGAAGAAATCAAAGCCGGGATACTCTCCATTGACAGAAAAGCCTATAGTATCCCCGAGCTAACCGACTCCGAGCTTCAGCAGGCGTCTGACGGATATGAGAAATTCGACAAACGTCACGACGTCGCCGGAGAGTGGTCGAGCATTAGGTTGCTATACTTCGTCAAGATTGCATATTTCTTTGGGTTCATAAATGGTAAAAGAGGGCAAGACCCATCATAAGTGAAGATAACGGACGAAAATCTACTAGAGAAGCTAGGTGAGTTAGCGGACGACTCAGCCGGTGAAGAGCTTGACAAGGACTGGACCCCGTCCCTCTCGGTCACCCAGCAGAAGCTCTATGACTCAAAGGCTAAATATCTCCTGAGCCACGGAAACCGTGGTAGTGGAAAGACTTACGTCCTAGGGGGCCACAAATTAGTGGACCACGCCTACAATAACTTCAACGCCCTATGTTTGATTATCGTCGGCATCAGGTCTCAGGCGGTGCTTGGGGGAGTTTGGCACAAGCTTCTGACGGAAATTTTGCCCTTATGGGGAGAGGGCAAGGGGATGGAGTTCACCGACGAGAGACAAGACACTCAAAAGAACATATATATAGACATCCAAAATAAGTTCGGGTCGTGGAGTAGAATTTATTTAATCTCCATTCCTCATGCAACCATGGTAAAGAACAGGGTCAAGGGCTTCGAGCCTTCATATTTATTCGTGGACGAGCTTACGAACCTCGAGGGGCCGGTGTACTTTGACGCGCTGGTTCAGCAGCTTGGCCGACGCCCGGGCATTGACTGGGTGCAGCAATACACGGCGGCTTGCAACCCGGACGGCCCAAGCCACTGGGTGTACAAGAGGTGGTGGGAATACCCGCTCAATGAAAAAGGTGAGTATAACCCCGACTACGAACACTACTCCCTGGACGTAAAGGAAAACGAAGCCAACCTACCCGAGGGGTACTATGACAGAGTGGTGGAGGCCACTAGGCACAATCCCTACGAGTATCAAAGGATGGTTCTGGGGGAATGGGTGGATACGCCGGCGGGAGACGCCATATTCAAAGGGTACTTCCATGAGAACATACATATCGTCGGGGCGGGGAGAGAGAAGCTGGTTCCTAATCCCGAGTTCCCAATAATAATTGGATATGACTTGGGGTCGGTGAATCATGGAATAGTTTTCCTTCAGCAGATAATTGGGTCGGACAAGACCATCTGGATGGCGTTTGACGAGATATGCATCAATAACGAAAAGCTTCCGTTTGATGAGATCGTGGTGAGGCTGATGAGGAAGATGGCGTACTGGAACAGGGTTACGGGAAACCAATTCAAATATATGCACTATTCGGATAACTCGGCTTTCAATCAATACAGGCCGGGCGGCTCGCAGGGTTCTTATGACGTTCTGGACATAGAAAGAATATCAAAGCTTAAGGGGGAATCCTTTGGGCTTGAGGCCATAAGAATGAAGGCGGCTCCAAAGTTTGCGGGTAGCGTGGAGGCTAGGGTTAGACTGATGATGAGCAAGCTGCAGGATAGCGAGTTTGTCATGTCGTCACACCTCCGCTCGCTCAAAGGGATGTTTCACAATTTGATATCGGAAAGAGTCAAGGATGGAAAGTATAACCCGTCCGCCCCGTTCAAGCCTAGGCGTTCTAGGCATATACACATATTCGACGCCCTCACCTACCCGATGATATCACTAGACCTAGGGCCTGCCCAGACCGGTGTTCTCATGTGGGGCGATCATATATCTGAGATTTTCGAGGTGGGAGTCAATTGACGCTTGATTTTGTAAAATAAAATAGTAATGTAAATCTTATGGCAGAGAATACTATATCATTAAACTACAAAGATAACCTAGATATGTCGGCGTTCATAGCCAGCATGTCTCCGTCGGTGGGATCAACCATATCCCTAACGATTGCCGTTGGAGTCACGGAGTATGACGATGATCGGCTCAACGGGGTAATCACCAATATAGACAGGGATCCATATGCAGACTACGATATGGCTCCAGATCCGGCGGCGGAAGAGTTCACCGGGGAGACCGAGGAGTCGTTGAACTCATTTGACTCGAACTTGGCAAGTGGCTCCGGTCCGCTGGTTGACATTGATGGTCCGGCGATTCAAGGAGGAGACGACGATCAACCCGAGGAACCCGAGGAGGCAGTGAGTGCAGGAGGGTATTGACCTAGTATCGTCATACCATCGAAAGAATGTACCGAAGTGGGATAAGGTCAGGGTCGAGAGGCTATGTGCGTTTCTCGAGATATCGGTGCGAGAGCTGTCTGCTCTTATAATGTGTCCGCCGCTTAGCATGGAGAAGTACATGAAGAGTTCCAAATTTTCAGGCCCCGTAAGGCTTTGGCTTACGCAACTTGAGAGGCTTAACCTTCGCGGCGCCGCTCCCGACGTGGCCCCCGCCAAGGTCGTCCCGCTTCACTTATTCGCCCTTCAAGGGCGAGCCGATTGCCCGGTTTGTGGCAAGGAGATTATATAATGGTAAACCTAGATATACTCAAGGAGTACGGATGCACGTCCGAAAGGCTCAGGCAAATATTCACATGTGAAGACATGGAGTCGCCCGACTGGGCAATCAGGGAGTCCCTGCAGGATGAAGTGAGAAGCCGTGTGCATGAGGGCGTGGAATGGTCAGCCAGAAATGCGAATCCATACATGGCGGTTGATTTGGCTTGGGACAGTCAAACTATAAACAAGACCACCATTCCTCTTCAGTTGTATGCTCAGGGGAAGATATCAATGTCAGACTGCGCGGGACAGTTATCGAAGTCAGGGGTGTCCGACGAGTTTTGTGAAAAGGACGAGACGGGAGAGATTAAGAACGTCAACATTGCAAGGCTGTATGAGGTCTCCATGAACCTCGTTCGCTCATATACCACCCGCCGAGTGGCCGCTCAGGTCAGCAGGTTTAATAATCTCTACCCGTATTTCAAGTTTGAACCAAGATCAACCGCTCTTCCCGCTAAATTAAGGGGGGAGGCGTTAAGCCAGAGGGTTGAGATAATGGTCGATCAGTTTGGCCTGCGGCATAGCTTTACGCAATATATTCGAGACTTATTCTTATACGGGCATTCGGTTGTGTTTCCCAGAGAGGCGTGGACTAGGGACGTGCAGTGGAGGTACGCAAGAAACGAATACGAGGAGACAAAGGAGATTGAATCCTTTGTGACCAGAGAGGGGCTTGATTACTTTAACCCACACCCAACTAGGGTGTTTTATGACCAGTCGGCTCCCCTCGCCGGACTCAACACGGACACCGGGCCAGCTTGGGTCGGGTATTGGGATATCGTGAGGTATGACACAATACGGAGCAATGGAAACTACTGGAACATGGGGGAGCTTGGGTATGAAAGCACTCTATTCGGAATATATGGACAGTATACCCAGTTCTTTAATTTTTACTATGACCCGAAAGTCCTGAACTTTCCTGCCTCAAAAACCAAGAGCAACGCACTTTCCCCGTTCCAGAACGAGCGTATAACCACCGCTGGTCTATATTCAGCAGAGGAGGCAGACAAGGGGGTTTTTCTCACAAACATCTTTATGAAGATAAACCCACGGGATCGTGGCGTGGGGAACTATCCGTTCGACGTGTGGGTTAGGCTTGTGGTGGCAAGTGACGATACGATTATATACGGGGAGTTCCTTCCCTCGATACCTGCGGTTTATGGGGGGCTTAACGAGAACGACTCAAGGGTGATGAACAACAGTATGGCGATGGAGATAATGCCATACCAAGACCAGCTCACCAACCTACTGTCCCAGATGCTTTTGAATATGAAAATCGGTTTAACCCAGATATGGGCAATCGACAAAGACGCGCTGGATGAGGAGACCAAGGAATATATAGAGAAGGCGATGAAGGCGGGGGATTACTATGTGAATCCAAAGCTGTTGATGTTTTCAGGTCAGAGGATGAACGACATGGGGATAGATACTAAAAACTTCATAAACGTCATACAGGCCGACATGAAGTCGAACGTAAATAATTCAATGCAGGCAATCACCCAGCTATTGGGGATCGTCGAGCGAATGATGGTTCTGTCCCCACAGGAAGTGGGACAACCCGCGCCAAGGGAAATCAGCGCAACGGAAGTGTCGGAGATGGCAACCTCGGTTGAGAGTATATACTCTTTTGTGTCCGAGGGGGTTGACGAGATGCGCAGCGGGATGAAGAAGATGATATATGAGCATCTCGTGGCTTGCAGTACAAGCGAGTTCGATGTTCCGGTAAAGAACAGATATTCAAATGAGACCATTAAGAATGCAGGGTTTACGCCTTCCGACGAGGACTACGATCAAGCGGAGCCGAAGGCTCGCAACGTCATAGGAACCCCCGCCAGCCTAGTTCACGAGTACCTCTTCTCAAGCAGGGACGGCCCCGAGCGTTCCTCCAATATGAAGGCGGCGGAAACACTGACCCAGTTGATGGGGCAGATACTTCAGATACCCCCCATAATCGAGGCCGTAGGAAAGCGGAGGTTGTTTAACTTGATGAATGAAATCTTCAGGAAGTCCGGAGCCGGGTTTGACATGAAGCTCGAGCTAGAGGAGGGAGAGGATGAGAACTTCGCTCCACCCCAACAAGAAGGCGCGCAGGCCCAAGCAGGCCCGCCGTCACCTGACCAGCCGTCACC